ATGATGGACATAAGAAAGAAACTTATGGCAGGTGAGGAAATACCACAATGTAATGTTTGTAACGATAGTGTGTTAAGCCAAAGTACATATAGACAATGGTTTACCGGTTACTTGTTTGAAAATAAAATAGATCAATGTTTTGAGGAGACAGACGAAAATGGATATACTACAATGGAACCTATCTCTTTTGATTATAGGGTTAGTAATTTATGCAATTTTAAATGCCGTATGTGTGGTGAGCCGCTCAGCTCAGCATGGGAGGCCGAGAAGCGAAAGCATAATCAATGGTCGCCTGAAAACCAGCCGTTCATGGTTCCAGAGAATAAAAAGATAATAGACAAGTTTCAAAAGGAAGTAGTAGAAGAAGAATTTTGGGAATATATTTGTTCAGGAACAGTTGAAGAATTGTACTGGGTAGGCGGCGAACCATTAATGTATGATATACATTGGCGAGCAATGGATAGACTAGCACAAGATGATAATCTTAAAAAAGTACATTTAAGATATAACAGTAATTTAAGTCGTGTGAGATTTAAAGACTATTACTTATACGATTGGTTACCACAAGCAAAAGACTGGACAATGTGTGCAAGTATAGACGGCACGGGTTGGATAGGAGAGTTTATTCGTACAGGTCTTAATTGGGAAGAGTGGGATAAAAATTTCAGAGAAGGCGTGGCATTACCCGGTGGTAAAGATAAAATGTTAATGGATCTAACACTTACAGGTCCTGGTATGCTAGACTTAAAAAACTTTTTTGACTATGCATTAGAACTAGATGTTAAAATAGAAACAAAACGTATGTTTGCATTTCATAGTGATATAGTTTTTAGTCCTATGGCATGGCCTAGACATATATTAGATCGTATTATACATGAAAACTTAGACTATATACGCCCACGTGCAACAGATAAACAACAAACTCTAATAAATGAATTAGAAAATATGCTCACAGTTCCTAATTTTGAGGAACAATGGCCAGAAGAACATGAAGAAAATTTCTTTAGAGGCAGAGGGTGGCAAAGAAAAATTGCTGAGATGAGACCAGACCAAAAGTATACAATTGAAGATGTTTATAAACTAGATGATCAATTATATGATTGGTGGATGAAAATAGATAAAAAGCATAACCAAAGATAAATTTCTTTATCAAAAAACCTGATAAATATAACTGTATTTAATACAACACAACAGGAGATAAAGATGGCCTCAGTCGGATTTATCGGTGTAGGTAAGTTAGGACAAGCCTGTGCCGAGATGGTCGCTGAAGTACATGATGTTGTTGGGTATGATGTTAATCCTGTAGAGCCTGAAAACTTTGCAATGGTAGACAGTATAGCAGATGCTGTACATGGTAGAGATATTGTTTTTATAGCAGTACCTACACCGCATGACCCACAATATGATGGAAAAGCACCAACCAGCCATTTACCTAATAAGGACTTTGACTATTCATTGGTCAAGCAAGTACTTAGTGAAGTAAATGCGGTTGCAACAAAAGACCAATTAGTAGTCCTTATATCAACAGTACTCCCTGGAACAACCAGACGTGAGTTTATTGATTTAATTCCAAATGCCCGATTCGTTTATAATCCATATCTTATTGCTATGGGTACAGTAAAGTGGGATATGGTAAATCCAGAAATGGTAATGATAGGAACAGAAGATGGAAGTGAAACAGGTGATGCAAAAGAACTTGTTGACTTTTATAAAACAATAATGCAGAACGAACCAAGATACATTATAGGTACTTGGGACGAAACAGAATGTATAAAAGTATTTTACAATACATTTATTAGTGCTAAAGTAAGTCTAGTAAACATGATACAAGACGTTGCGGAAAACTTAGGCAACATAAACGCAGAAGTAGTTTGCGATGCACTTGCACAAAGTGACAGACGTATTATGGGACCAGGTTATATGAAACCAGGTATGGGCGATGGGGGTGCTTGTCATCCAAGAGATAATATCGCTTTACGTTGGATGGCTGAAGAACTTGACCTAGGATATGACTTGTTTGATGCTGTGATGTTATCAAGAGAAAAACAAGCAGAAAACATGGCTAATAGACTTTGCGAACTTGCAGAAGGAGATTTTCATCCTACAACAAGAACAATGATAGGTGCATTGCCAGTAATTATTGTTGGTAAAGCATACAAACCATTAGTAGAATATGAAGCCGGTTCGGCAAGTATGTTAGTAGGCCACTATGTACAAAATCGTGGTCATGAATTACATTACTTAGACGAAAAAACCGGAGATATGCCTCCGCAATCAGTATTAGATAAACCTGCTGTATATTTACTTGCACATAATCCTGGCATAACATATGGTGATCAATTAGATACTGTACCAGGCTGGTATGGTGATCATAAAGTTACAGACTGTGATGATGCATTAGTATCAACAGGTAATGGTACAGAGTTAAACTTTGCTTCAGGTAGTATTGTAGTTGACCCATGGAGAAAAACTCCAGACATAGAAGGTGTTAAAGTAATTCATTACGGAAATACTAGAGGAAAATAGGATGTCAGAACCTAGATATTGCAGTTTACTTTGGGCACATATCAGTAATGAGCCTTTGGGTCATGTTAGAACATGTTGTATAGCAAAAGAGCGAGTCAAAGATGACGAAGGTAATGACTTTACACTGGGTTCAACATCTGTAAGAGACATTTTTCATAGTGAATTTTATAAAAAAATAAGACAAGACATAAGAGAAGGAAAACTTCCAGAAAATTGTGAACCTTGTTGGCGAGAAGAAGATAACGGAAAAAAATCTAAAAGACAAATTTATAATGAATATGCTGAATGGAGATTTGACCCTATAGATTATTCTAAAGAACCTGACATGCCTCAAGATATGCAACTTATTTTAAGTACTACATGTAATTTAAAATGTAGAAGTTGTAATCCAAACTACAGTAGTAAATGGGTTAAAGAAGCAGATGCAAGAGGTCTTCCTTATTTTAAAGAAAAAGTTACAATCCCAATGGATGACCCTGAAAAGTCAAAGTTTTGGACTGAAATAGATGATTGGTTACCACATATTAGAAATCTAGAAATTATGGGCGGTGAGCCTCTGTACATGAAAGAGTTCAAATCCTTTGCAAATAAATTAATAGATCAGAATATTGCACCTAAAGTAGGTTTAAGTTTTAGTACAAATGGAACTATGGCAGGTGGAGAATTTTTTGAGAGAATTATAGATAATTTTAAATCTGTATCTTTTAATGTAAGTATAGATGCCGCTGAAAAGAAAAGATTTGACTATTTAAGACACGGTGCTGATTGGAACGAAGTAGAAAAAAATTTAGACACAATTCACAGTATGATTGGTCAGGGGAATGTTTTTGCTGGAATCACATGTACAGTAACAGCACTAAATGTTATGTATCTTACAGAAATGCATAAAGAGTTTAACGAAAGATGGCCTAAATTTCATATATTTCATAATATAGCAAATTTACCTAGTTGGTATAACCCTAATGTGTTCCCAAATGAAATGAAAGAAGATATTGTTAAACCGTTAAGGGAAGGATTAGAAAATAATGTTTTTAAAACAGATCATGCTATTTCAGAAATAACAGGTATAATAAATCATTCCATAGCACCCAGAGAAGATGTAATAAGACCATATGGCAATCAGCCTACAGATACAATAGAAAATGAAATTGCTGTACGTTGGAATATGTTTAGAAAGCAAGTAGTTGCTGGTGATGAATATAGAGATGAAGATTTTAGAGATGTATTTCCTGAGCTTTGGGAAATCGTAAAAGAGGATTTCTTTTATAGTAAATTATATGAAAGAGCAAAGGCAGACCCAATGTACGGTGCAATTGATAAGGGAACATTTATATAATGAGTAATACTTTTTGTCCGCTACCTTGGATGCATTTAGGAACACACCCACATGGTGGTGTTACTCCTTGTTGTATTTCTGATATGACTGCCGGCAAGAATAGAGCCAGGAACTACACTGATCAAGGTGATGAGTTCTATAATTTAAATGATCACAATATTGATACACATATGAACAGTGATTATTTTAAAGAAATTAGATTGGAGATGTTAAATGATGTGGAGCCTAAAGCATGTAAAAGATGCTACGATGAAGAAAGAAAAGGAATTAAGAGCAAACGTGTCCACGAGTCCGAGGTATATAAGGACTTTGACGCCGATTACTCATCCAGAATTACAAGTGAGGATGGTAGCATACCTATGGATCTTCGCTTTGTTGAGTTGCGTCTTGGTAACGTATGTAATGTCCGCTGTCGCACTTGTAATCCAGCAAGTAGTTCGAGGTGGGTGGCAGACTATAAAAAGATTGTTGACTCGCTAGATTTTGTAAATGATGGATACAGTTGGTTAGATCACAAACACGATTTTCAATGGCCAGAAGATGAAAACTTTTATGAGGATTTATTTGAATGTGCACCTAACATGGAAGTTTTATATATAAATGGTGGGGAACCAACACTAATTAAAGCACATTGGAATTACTTACGCAAATTAGTTGATAGTGGTCGTAGTAAAAATATTATATTGTGGTATAATATTAATATGACAAACTTACCTAATGAAGCAATTCCGCTTTGGAAAGAATTCAAAGAGGCCAGAGTCTGTCCTAGTATAGACGATCTGGAACACAGAAACAAATATATCAGATTTCCTACAGAATGGTCAGATGTAGAAAAGAATTTAGATACTGTAATAAATGTACCTGAACTCACTGTGAGAATAACACAAACAGTAAGTGCATACAGTTACATTTATTTAGACGAGTTTTTAAACTGGGCACCATGCCCAGTTGATATGAACTTTGTATATGACCCTGATTACCTATCGCCTGGAATATTACCTCCTGTCGTGAGACACGAGGCCCATGCCAAGTTTAGAAAAACGATGGGTAACAGACATGAACTCGGAACATTGTTGAGCATGTATGATAACGATGATTGGGATGAAGTTAAATGGGAACACTTTTGTCGGTACAATGACGAGTTAGATAAGATACGCCAACACGAAAATGGTTGGAGAGAAATTTTTCCTGAACTAATAGCACTTTTAGATAAACATGGAGTAAAACATGCATATTAGAATGTCCTTAAATATAGGATCTAAAGTCCTTGAAAATGGAGTAACTGTTTTTTTTAAAGACGAGTTTAGTCCTTGTAGACTATACAATGATTTACCAAAAGGAGACTATATTATAATAGATTTTAGTTCCGTCTGGGAACAAGACTTTATGTTTTTTGCTATGAAAACTATAGAAAAAGCAAAAGAAATCTCCAGAAATGTTATAATGACATATCAAACAGAAGCATTTCATAGTAAATTTTGGGAATTCACGTGCCAAATTTTAGAGGATCAAGGATTCAACAGGGCAATGATTATAGATGCCGGAATAAATTTAGGTTTTGAAGGTTATGTTAATACAGGACATAGATTAAAAGTAGTACATGTTCCTGCTTCACAATGGTTTGATTATTATACAGATATCGTACCTGATAATTCACTACATATGCAAGAATTTCAAGGAGATAGAAGTAAACATTTTATTTCTCTTGCGAGGTTTGCCAGAGCGGAAAGAATAGAATTTACAAACGAAATATTAGATAGTTTTTTAAGATACAAAGGCAGATTCAGTTGTGGATGGGGAGATATGCAGGATAACCCTATGGTTTGGCATAAAGATTCTACAGTATGGAGTTTAATACCTAATCATCTTAGGAAATATTACCCAATTACATTAGGTGATAGTCTAGATGATCAACACAAATTAATGGATCATATTGCCGATAATGTTTTTAATGTTGTATTAGAAGCAGAGACTGGGCATAATCCAGCATGTTATAAAATACAGAGTGACATACGAGCAACATGGGAAAGAACTGCGGGTAGATTTTTAACAGTTTATAGTGATAGAATAATGGCAACAGAAAAAACCACAAAGGTTTTTGCAATGAATCAGATTCCTTTATTTTTAGGTCCTCCTGCTATGGTGTTTACACTGGATCATTTAGGATTTGATATGTTTGATGATTTAGTGGATCATGATTATGATAAAAAGGATTCTTTAGAAACAAGAAGTAAATTATTAATTAAAGAATTAAAGCGACTTTGTACTAAACCTTTATCAGAATTAAACGAGTTTTTAGAAGAAAACAAAGATAGATTAAAAGGTAATCAAGATCATTGCAAAGTTTTAGGTAATAGATTACATAGCAGAGCAATAAATTACACAAAAGAGTTTATTATAAATGGAAACTTGGAATATAGAGAATTATAAAGACAGTGATGTAATGTGTATCCTACCCTGGATTCACATGCACCCGTGGCCAAACGGCAAAACTATGCTGTGTTGTGATTCTCCTTGGGAAGATCATATAGGTGATTTACGAGAAAGTAGTTTACAAGAAGTTTGGAATAGCGAAAAAATGAAGCAAGTTCGCTTAAACATGTTAAACGGTAAAAAGTGTTCGCAATGTGTACGTTGCTATGAGAAAGAAGAAAAAGGCCATGACAGTTTAAGAGTCAGAAGTAATCGAGATTGGTTAGAACCTCATTGGGATAAAGTTGAAAAAACAAATGCAGACGGTAGTCTCGATGATCTACACATTGTATACTTAGACTTTAGATTTAGTAATGTATGTAACTTACGTTGTAGATATTGCGGACCTGAACTAAGCAGTAATTGGTATGCTGATGCTAAAGCAAGTACATTTAATATAAGTCCAACAGAACGTATCATACAAATTCGTAAAGACGTAGACGGCTTTATGGAAGAATTTGATCCTATGTTAGAACATATTGAACAAATATATTGGGCTGGCGGCGAACCTATATTAATGGACGAACATTGGGGTATAATGAACAGACTTGTAGAAATGGGTAAAACAGATATACGAATATTTTATAATACAAATTTTACAACATTAGAATACAAGGGGCAGAGTGTATTAGATTTATGGAAAAAATTTGAACATGTATGCATAGGAGCAAGTTTAGATGCAGAAGGTTCAAGAGGGGAATATCAACGAAAAGGTACTGTTTGGTCTGATGTTATAAATAATATGGAAGAATTTAGAAAAGTCAATCACCTAACTAATAATCCTGCAAAAGACAAAGTTGTAGACTTCTACATAAGTGCAACTGTAAATGCCTATAATGCTTGGCACATAACAGATTTTCACAGAAACTGGGTTGATCAGGGGTACATATTACCCGGTGACTGGTATATGAATGTACTATTAAATAATCCACGTTTTAGAATGAGTGTGTTACCTAAAGAATTTAAAGAAAAAATAAAAGAAAAATGGTTGGCACATTTAGAATGGCTAGAACCTTTAGATCATATAGGTAGAGCAACAGAAGGATATAAAAGTGCAATTAAATTTTTAGATGATGACGATACTGATCTTTGGCAGGAGTTTAAAGATTTTAATAAAGAGTTTGATAAGTTAAGAAATGAAACATTTGATGAAATATTTCCGGAGTTGGCAGAATTATGAGTAAGTATTTTTGTCCAATGCCGTTTGTAAATTTAGAAGCCAGAACTGATGGCTCAATGTCTATCTGCTGTCAAATGGATGAGCTAATCAGTAAAGACGGCCAAAATTTATCTCTTACACACGATGTATTAACCGACGGCTGGAGAAGTGAATGGTTAGCAAATTTAAGAAAAGATTTTTTAGATGGTAAAAAACCTGCTTCTTGCTACAGTTGTTGGACTGCCGAGGATGCCGGAATAGACAGTAAACGTCAGAGAGCATTGAGAGACTTCCCTACAGCATTAGAAGAAGCATTGGAAAAGAAAGAACACATTAAACCAAAATCTATGGATTTAAAACTTGGTAATGTATGTAATAATAAATGTAGAATTTGTAATAGTTTTGCAAGTAGTCTATGGGTACCAGAAGAGAAAAAACGAGATGGTACAAACAATTTGTTTTGGGATAGAATGCGTACAGTGGGTAGATGGCCAGAAACAAATGAGGCATTTTGGGAAGACTTTGAAGAACTTAGTGATGACTTAGAAGTATTAGAATTTTATGGCGGTGAACCATTATTAATAAAAAGACATTATGATATTTTACAGGATTTAGTTGATTCCGGTAAAAGTAAAGATATAAAATTATTGTATAATACAAATGGTTCAATATATCCTGAGAGAGGATTAGAACTATGGCCTCACTTTAAACAAGTAATGTTAAGTTGGAGTTTTGATGGAGTAGGAGAGCAATTTGAATACATAAGGCATCCTGCTAAATGGAACGAGGTACAAGAAAATTTACAAAAAGTATTAGATAAAAATATACCAAATATATTTGTAGACATATGCTATACTGTGGGAATCTTTAACATTTTTTATATGGAAGAAATTTTAGAATGGAGGGACAATTTTAAACCAGATCTTCCTATATATTTTAATCATGTTTATACGCCAGATCATTTTAGTTGCAAGGTATTACCTAAAGAAATAAAAGATAAAATTGTAGACAAGTATAAAGATAATACACATCCTGACATTGTGAGTTCTGTTAAATATTGTACAGATGTAGATTATGATGTAAGTCTTATGGAAATGTTCTATAAACAGGTTAAGTTTAGTGATGAATTTAGAGGAGAAAATTTTGCTAAAACTTTTCCAGAATTTTATAATTTATTAAAAGAATATGGTAATGCACCGGAGGACTTTTAATGGATAAATTAATTTTAAAGTCTAAACTTAATAATAAACAACAACATATTTTGGGTAATATTTTTGATTCTAATTTATACGAAGACTGGATTTATTATGATGAATCAGAAGCAAATAAAGATATTAAATCTACTGTTGAAGCAAGGGGAAGAAAATATCTAAACTTAAATGATATAGACAATAAGGAATTACAATCCGTATTAACAGAAATAAAAAAAGAATTATTTGAATCTAATGGATTTGATGAGTCAAAATTTAAATTGATAGAGATTGATGAAGGAAAGGGTTTATACCCTACTATGCTTTCGTGTATATATAAAGTTGATGGACTACCTAATCATGGTGTACACACTCATAAAGACTGGAGAGGTGCAAATGACGAAATGCAGGTAAGATTTAATTATCTTGTCAGGAAACCGGAAGAAGGGGGAGAACCTGTAATTAATAGAAGAGTAATTGATTTACAGGAGAAAGAAGGTATGGTACTTTTTGCATCAGAATGGCTACATGCAGGTATGCCAGTAGAAGGTAGCAAAACAAGAATATTATTAAGTATTGGTTATCTTGTTGAAAACGAATATGCACAGGAATTAGAAAAGAGATTTAATTATGGAAGAATATAGTAAAACATTTTGTCCTTATCCTTGGATATCGATAATGACTCAACCTACTGGTACTGTTAGTTGGTGTTGTGTTGCGAGAGACAATTTTAAAAATGATGACAACACTATGTTCGACCTTAATAAGGGAGACAAAATAGAATCTGTCTGGAATAACAATCATATGCGTAAAATCCGTAAGCAAATGATAGAAGGCGATGTGGTAAAAGGTTGCGAACATTGTTATGATTTAGAAGATATGGGTTTTCCTAGTTATAGAACAAACTATATCAGAGACTGGTTTGAATATAGCGGAAGAGGAGAGGAAATACATGAGATTATAGAACGCAGTATAAACAACGACTATAAAGTAGAAGAATCTCCAATGTACTTGGATTTTAGGTTAGGCAATATGTGTAACCTGAAGTGTAGAATGTGTCAACCTCAAAATTCAAGTCAAATACAAAAAGAATATAAAAAAATAGAAACTGCTGATCCAATGGCAGGAAAATTTATTAAGGACAATTTCACCTGGGGTCAATTTGTTGATCACTTAACGCCATGGCAAGATGATCCGGAGTTTCTGCGTCAAGTAGAAGAATGGTTACCCAGTGTTAGTAAATTATATTTCACTGGAGGAGAGCCAACTATTATAGAACGTGTATATTGGATCATGGAAAAATGTGTTGAAATGGGTATAGCCCAAAATATTGAATTGGTATTTAATAGTAATATGACTAACGTTCAAGGAAGATTTTTAAATTTAGTAGAGCAGTTTAAAAATGTTTTAATGTGTATAAGTGTTGATGCATACGGCAAAGAAAACGAATATATCCGTGGGGCGAGCCATTGGAAACAAGTAGATAAAAATATTAGAAAATATTGTGAAAGTGAAGTTGTAGGTAGAATTTTATTTTCACCAGTAATACAAGTTTATAATATTTTAACAATTACTAAATTATTAGATTACTGTGAAGAATTAGAAGAAGAATACGGTAGAGAAATTTTTGTTACGTTTTTAATATGTGATTATCCAACAAGTTTAGATTTTAGAATCTGTCCGGAGCAAGTTAGAGAAGTTGCGGCAGGAAGATTAGAGCAATGGCTTAAACGCAGTAAAGTACTTGTAAACAGGCCTGAAAATGTACAAAGTATAGAAGCAACAATAAAGGCATTAAAAGAAAATCGTAAAGAGAATTGGAGACAAGAATTAAAGACTTTTCAAAAGTATACAAATTTATTAGACAAGCAAAGAGACGAATGCATGGAAGATGCATTACCGGAATTATATAGATTAATGTATCAATCAAATAGGTAATATTATGGAAGAAAATAAAGATAAAAAAGAAATTAATGATGAATTAGAATTGACTCCTGAAGAGGAAGAACAACTAAAAAAGAAATTAGAAGAATTAAGAAAAAGAGACCCTTTTATATATAGATGAGAATATTAGGTTTAAGTTTTGGATTTCATGATGCAGGAGTCTGTATGCTTGATAACGAAACCATAGAATTTGCAAGTCATAGTGAAAGATATAGTAAAATAAAAAACGATCCTTGGCTAAACCATGAAATAATTGCAGATGCTATTGCAGGCGGTAAACCTGATGTTATAGTCTTACATGAAAAAGCATGGGCCAAACGTGCAAGAAATATATATGCAGGTAATTGGTCGGCATTCAAGGAACCTACACAAACAGAATGGATTAAAAAGTTTTATCCAGAACTAAAAGATATACCTATTGTAGATTATTGGCATCACGAAACACATGCGGCCGCAGGTGTACTAACAAGCAAGTTTGATAATGCAACGGTAATGGTTATAGATGCTATAGGAGAATTTGATACTGCAACTATTTGGGATTGGAATTGTGGTATACTAGAAAAGAAAGATAGTGTAAAGTTTCCTAACAGTATAGGATTATTTTATAGTGCCATAACAGCTCTAGTTGGATTGAAACCAATGGAAGATGAATATATACTTATGGGCATGGCCGCATACGGTGAACCTAAGTATGCCAAATATTTAGAAAAAACTTTGTTTAAAAACAACACATTAAAAACAAGAAAAAATTTACAAAGAGGATTACCAAAGAATTTTTTAAATAGAGATCAATACACTACAGTAGATGAATTTGGGCATACAAAAATAGACTACGATATAGCCGCAAGTGCTCAAAAAGTAGTAGAAGATAAAGTTATGGCATACGCCAGAAAAGCAAAAAAGATTGCAAAACACAAAAATTTAGTTTTTATGGGTGGTGTATCATTAAATTGTGTAGCAAATAGTTTGTTACATAATCTTTTTGATAACATTTATATAATGCCTAACCCGGGTGACTGCGGAAGTAGTTTAGGGGCGGCGGCATTGTATCTGTATAACGAAACAGGCAAGTTAGTTAATTGGCATGATCCATATTTAGGATATAATATAGAGGGTAAATATCCTATTGAAAAATCACTAGAAAGTTTAAGAGCGGGGGAAATATTTGGTATAGCGAATGGTAGAGCAGAATTTGGGCCTAGAGCATTAGGTAATAGGACATTGTGTTCCGATCCTAGAGGAAGTACAATTAAGGACAAAATGAATGTTATTAAAAAACGACAAAAGTTTAGACCATTTGCACCAATGATTTTAGAGGAGCATGTACACGAATATTTTGAAATGCCAGGAGGTATTTCACATGCACCTTACATGCAGTTTGTAGCAAAGTGCAAAAAGCCAGAAGAGTTTCCTGCCATTGTACATAAAGACGGAACAAGTCGAGTACAAACAGTTAGACGCAGTGAACACCCTGAATTACATAAATTATTAACTCTCTTTTACAAAGAAACTGGTTGCCCTATGCTTGTAAATACAAGTTTAAATATTAAGGGTCAACCTATAGTTAATGACGAAAAAGATGCAGAAACATTTGCAAAGCATTACGGAGTAAAAGTACATGTCAGAGATTAATTGGCATAATATACAACGCAAACTAGAAGGCAGATGTCACATGTGCGGTGGTGAATTACCTGATCATAGAGGCGTATGTCCTGTGTACGGAGAAGAACTTAAGAAAAGATATGACTCCTTAAATGAATCTGTAAAAAAAATAAGTGATATAGCACAAGATATAATAAAGAAGCATAATGTTTGATATATTCTATATAGGCAAAAACGAAACATTAGAGAAAGACTTTCCTTTCGCTAAACAAGTACCGAGCCATGAAGATATAAATCCTATTACAAAGATGTATTGGGTGGTGGAACCTAATATAGAAGTAATAGATTCAGAAGTTTTTAATTATAGACCTGAAAGTTTTGATATGGAATATAAACATATATGGAAATGGGACGATCAAAATTATGGTGGTATATCATTAATACCAAAAAATAAAACAGAAGGTATAAAAGAAATTAATAAAGTAGTTTGTAAAAAATCTTTTACAAAATTAAATACTAAGACACCAGGAAAATACTTTGAAAATAACCCCTACGCAACCCATGTTTGGTGTATTGATCCTGAATACAAATTGCCTGAGGATTTAAATTGGGCACCTAACAATTTTGAACCTAACTTTATACATAGTTTTCATTTAAGAGGACAATTAGAGCATAAGTATCCTGCAGAAGAAGGAGGTATCAAACTTTATCCTAGAAACTGGAAAGAATGCGATACAAAATATCATAATTTTTTAAATGCAAGTGCAACATATCCTGTATTTTATGTTAAAGATGTAGAAGATTATTCTCAACGTAAAATATTTACAGATGATTATGTGTGGCTTATTGATTCACAATATAAGATAAACGCAGGTACTCTAGATTGGGTTCCAAATCCTTTTGAGGACACAATGATACATGTATTTAAAATGCCATATCAATTACAAGAAAAATATCCTATGGCAATGGGCGGTATAAGACTCGTACCTAAAAAATGGCATGAAGCAGAAACAAAAATACATCCTGCTTGTCCTGTAGAAGATGAAAGTTATGACGTATTCTATGTAGATGAAGATGAGTTTACGGCTGAATCATATACAGAATGTGCCGAACGTAGTAAAACAGATTGGTTCTGGGTAGTAGACAGAGAGTTTCAATTTAACGGAAAACTATTATATGTACCTGCTATACACGAAAGAGATTATATACATGTATTTAAGGTCCCGGGACATTTAGAAGAAAGATATCCACCCGATTATACAGACGCATGGGATAATCGATGTGGCGGTATTAGACTTGTACATAAAGAGTTTGATTTCACTAAACACAAATATCAAAAAGATATTGTGCCTGTTAGGTATGATATTTTTTATACAGATAATATAAATGATTATGAATCAGCGGCTAGAAAGAGTAGAACAAAAATGTTTTGGTTAGTTGACAACGAGCACGAACTAAATGATGTTTTTAAATATGTTCCTGCTAAGTACGATCAAAAAACAATACAAGTATTTAAAATACCTAACCAGTTAGAACATAAGTATCCAAAAAGTATTACTAACATAAGCGACAATAGATGTGGTGGTGTTAAGTTAGTACCTAAAGCATATAATACTGACAGCATTAAATATGTTGCTACTAATCCTACTAGCGATAGAAGTTACCCAGTTATTAAAGTTGATAACGTTGACGAGTATACAGAAGTATTTCAAGACTGTTGGATTGTTGACCGTGAGTACGAAATAAATCAAAAGATTGAATGGGCACCACCATTGTTTCAACAAAATTGCATTCATACATTTCATGTTGGAGATCAACTAAGACATAAGTATCCTGAAAGCATAGGTGGACTTAGATGGGTACCAGTAGATTGGAGTGGCGACATAGTCATACATGCAGAAATGCTAAATGCTATACCAGAGTATCCTATTTACTTTGTAGATGACCCCTCAATAAATCCTAAAAAAGATCACAGTTGTTGGGTAGCAGATAAATCATACCGCTTAGATGAAAGTATAAAATGGGCACCAAGTTCCTTTGACATAGACAAAGTTCATGTTTTTCATGTACACAATCAATTAACAAACAAATATCCAGAAGAAATGGGAGGCTTATATTGGTATCCTGATAGCAGTACAGAAGAATTAAAAATACATAAAGAACCTTTAGTTATAAATGCCAAAACATTCCCGGTATATAGAGTAAGTAATCCAAGTGACTATAACGATATTACAGAAGATTGCTGGTTAGTGGACGAAGAGTATGTGTTAGATGATAATGATTTTAAATTTATTCCATGGCAGAACGAAAACGAAAAAGACCAAATACATGTTTATCAAGTTAGCGGACAGTTAGAGCATAAGTATCCAGATGAGATGGGAGGTATATATTGGGTACCTGCTAATCATAAAGATAGCAAATTAAATATTCATAACACAACACCATTTGGAGAACAACTTACATTTCCTGTGTTTGAATCTGAAGAGCAAGGCCGTATAAAAACTTCAACTAGTTGGTTTTGGGTTATAGATCCAGATGTAAATGTACTTGAAACTTTTGATTTTAGGTTTGTACCTAAAATTTGGGATAATGGAAAAACACATGTATGGCAAAAACTAAATCCAATTACGGGTAGGCAGTACGATTACGGTGGTGTAATGTTATGTCCTAAAGTAGCACAGACAAAGGGTAGACCGAAATATATTAGGGAACCTGCATGTACACAAAAAGAATATCCAGTGTATAAGTTACAGGCAGATGACTATAAAGACGGCTTACAGAAGGTCTATGAGCGTCTAGCAGGGGATTGTGCAACAGATATGTATTGGATTGTAGATGCTTACACCCAAATAGATCAAGATTTTAAATTTGATTATTATCCAACACAATGGGATAAAAAGAACGTTCATATATGGCAAAACGAGGATGGAGAATTTAGAAATATTAGATTAGTACCTAAAGAAACATTTTTAGATAGACAATATACTGATAAAGAGATTGCTAACAATAGTTTTGAACATCTAAAATTAATAAATACTATAGCAAGCCTTAAGCCTAAATGGCCAGTTATCCACTTGCAGAGTTTAGAACGCAAAGAGTTTATAAACGCGATAAAGGACATAGAAACCCCCTTTGTTTGGACTGTAGACCCAGATGTCAAAGTGGAACAAGACGTGCTTGACCGTGGATTCATGCCTTTGATTACTGACGTAAACAAAATTCATACATGGCAGAAAATAAATTCCAGAACAAAAAAAGTTCATGCATACGGCGGCTTAAGATTATGGCCCACTAATTTAGACCTTGATAATATAAAATCTGACGATCTTAAATTTAATAGATTTAAAAATTTACAATATGTAAAATCCCCAGGCTCTATTACTAATGAATATGATATTGTGTTTTTATCATATAAAGAAAAGGGTGCAGAAGAACGATATAATAATTTAAAAGAAAAATACAATATTATATGGATTAAAGACATAGAGGGAATCTTTAATGCACATAAGAAAGCATCTGAAGAAGTAAATAGTAGTATGTTCTGGGTCGTAGATGCTGATGCAGATATAGTTGACGACTTTGATTTTTCCTATATACCTGATGTATATGATGAAGAAGTTGTACATGTATGGGGAAGTAAAAATCCAGTCAATAATTTAGAATATGGTTATGGAGGAGTAAAACTGTTTCCAACTAATATGGTTAGAGAAGCAGACACTTGGGGTATTGATTTTACAACTGGTTTGAGTAGTAGGTTTAAATCTATGCCTCAAATCAGTTGTATTACAAACTTTAATGTTGACGAATTTAGTACATGGCGTAGTGCGTTCAGAGAATGTGTAAAATTAACATTAAATAATGACGAAGAAAGTAATCAAAGATTAGAGGCTTGGTTAAAATGTGATACTGAAGCACAATTTGTAGAATATGCAAGAAAAGGTGCTGAAGAAGGCAATAAATATGCCAAAGAAAATATTAACAACATAGAAAATTTAAATAAAATAAACGACTTTAAATGGTTAAATGAGCAATATAATAAATCTAAATAGTTGGAAGGAAGTTACAGAATATATTGATAAAGGATTCTGGAAACCTACACCTAGTTATTTTGAACATATAGTCCAGCATGGAAACTATTATCCTGCACACGCATTTAGCAAAGGACAGTTAGCAAGTAAAAGTTGGTTATTAAACGAACTTTATCACACATATCCTAAAATTCCTAATGTTAATGTAGCAATATTAGGTAGTTGGATAGGTGCATTAGTTGAACCATTACATCAAAATTTCAATATAGAAAGAATATATGGAATAGATACAGATGCAGAAGCAATAGAAAAATCAGAAAAATTAAATCAACCTTTTGTACAAGACAGTTGGAAATATAAAGGGATAGTAGCAGATGTAGACATGTTAGATTGCAGTAATATGGAGTTTGAAACGAGTGGAGAACTAATTAATGTAAAACCTGATTGGATAATAAACACTAGTTGTGAGCATATGAGTACAGGTTGGTTCGATACTGTGGATTCAGATCAATTAATTATAATGCAAACTAACGATTCTCCAGATTTCGAGGGTCACATAAACCCTGTGGCAAGTTTAAAAGACATGGAACTACTCTATCCACTTAGTAATTCAATGTTTTCTGGCCAATTAAAGACACCTGCATACACTCGTTTTATGCAAATAGGATACAAATAATTACAACCTTATATTAAATCCTAATTCGTAAGAATTCATATTATTAGAATTGATCTTAGCAGAAAAATATAAAAAATTATATCTATGTGTTAAACTAAAACTGGTTACTACCTCATCTCTATTATAATCATATTTTAAAATATCAGCAAATGTAGTTGTAGTATCATCAAATGTATTATAATAGTCTGCACCAGCAGTAAAAAGTGTTTGTCCTAATTTAGATTTATACAAATAGTTTATATCAGTAAAAACACTAAATGTATTCATTGTAAAGTCGTGTACATGAACATTGTATTGGCTACCGTTTTCCTTAAAATCTTTTATAGTTGTAAAGCCTAAAGATGCCCCACTCCTATTAAAAAATCCGTTTTCAAACTGATATCTATACTCAGTAAATGTTAAAAGTGCAGAATAATCTATATCTGCATAGCCGGTTCCATACCACTTAGTTTTGTTATGCCCTTTTACTGTATTATTGATATAAGTTACACCTACATGCATATCACCTAGATCATAATCTATATTAATAAATCCACCTTCAGAATTACCACTGCTTTTACCTATTGTAACTCCATATTTGTCGCCACTATGCGAATACCCTGTAATTTCCGAGTCTTCAAATTTATTATAAAACAAATTAGTTCCTGTAGTTTGCTTACGTAGGTCCTTATAGCGAATAAGATCGTCATAGACAGCATCTATGTGTCCCTTAGGCTTAGTGACTATATCTTGTTGCATTTCAGCAAAAGGGGGATCTAGTACTTGAAAGAATGTTAATGTTCTACTAGGTATACCATTTACATCTTGTTCACTCCAATTATATCCTATAAAATCATACCAATATTTTCCATCGATTTCCACAGGGAAATAGGACATTCCTTTATTACCAAATTTAGGAAAGTCATCGTAAAGCCTAAATGTACCATTGTCATTAAGTAGTACATATGTATCCATACTAGTATCAACAATATCAAGATCTCCGTCGTGATCAAAATCCACAATAACTATATCTCCCTCTCCGTTCCATAAATTAGGATTAGTAATTCCTCCATCAGCATACTTTGTAGTTCCATACGTAGATGTCATATCTGTAAAAGATGTGCCACCATTGTTTTTAAAGAACTGTATCATTCTACCTTTATAATAAGGGTCGTGCCTTGTAGTTGCTAAAACAATATCTATATAGCCATCACCGTCAAAATCAAATGCCTGCATATCATTGGCATTTCCGTTTTCACCAAAATAGTTATCTGGTAATTCTACCCATGCTCTATTACTCCAGTCATTATTACCGTCGTTAAAAAATACAGCACCAGCACTATTTTCGTATGTTTCTCCAAATCCATATTCTCTGGCTAGTGCAGGATTAAACCAACCAACTGCAACATCACCATGCCCATCGTTATCAAAATCAGCAACAGTGGCAGTGGTTGGCCAAAATATTTCAGACTGTCCTACTTCATAGGGTTCAGGTATTCTATAAAAATTTTGATTTGCTGTAAAGTTTCCATTGCCGTCATTTATTAACATAGTCCATGGAATCCTGTTATTATCCCAATCGTAATCAAAAACCGGTAAAAATATATCAACATCACCGTCGCCTTCAGCATCTCCTATTGCAGTATCATGAAAAAACAGTCTGCCTAATTCTTCGTTAAAAAATAGATCGTTAGGTAAATTACTGTGACTTACATTTACTATTTTACCATTATCAGATAACATTAATGAAGAACCTAAGAATAAATCAGTAATTCCATCGCCGTTAAAATCTGCGGCTTGACCTCCTCTATGAGAATCAGTCCAAGCACAATCACTATATGGATTACCCTGATTATCCCTAGTATGCTCTGTGGCACTAGAAGAACCTCCATATAAACAAGTAGAGCCCTCAAAAATATCATTAGATAAAATAAAATGCCCATTGCCATCATTAATAAATGCCATTAAATTAGATTCTGGAACATATTCTGTATCACCATTAAAGTAAGGCATAATGTAAAAATCCATCATACCATCACCATTTAAATCAGCCTCCCATAGGTAACTATGAGATGTAAAATGTCTTGATTGAACTTCTTCATCACCACAAGTTTCGTTAGGGCACCCATCATGATTACCTGTAATTGTTACTTCAAAAAATCCATAATCTGCAATTTTAAATTTTTCTGTTGGTGCTGGTAGTCCTGTTGTTGTATAAGGTGTCATACCATATGAAACTGTAATCTCATCACTGTAACCATCAATATTAGGATAATATGTAAAAGAAAACTCATCAAAAGGTATTCTTTCATCTGTTGGTGTGGTTGAACCCCCACCATTACTTGGAGGTGGAGTAGGTGTTGCTGTAACTCCTGCACTTCCGCCACCACTTGCACAACTGGTTATAGCAAATATTACTACACCAATTAAAAATAAATCAACTAATTTCTTTAACATGTTTACAATTCCCCCTAAATGTATATCCTGGACAACTACACTTACCATCTTCTATGGTATATGTATTGCCGTTTGAGCCTTTTACAATTACAACATCAGAAGACAATTCTTCTGGACGTTCACCTATTTTAGTAAACTTACGTCTTGCTTTTGAAAACTGTTTTATTGGATTTTTAAATACTTTATCATTATACTGAACAAGTTGCCCTGCACTATTAACATGGTATACACCATTAGCAACTGGGTATTTGCCCCAATCAGTTATTTCCTGTAGTATCTCTATCATAAATTACTCCTTACCTTAATTTATATAACTATTATAGCAAAAAATGATAATTTGTCAACCTTAAAAGATAAAAAAAGGGCGCCTAAACACCCTTTTTCTAACATAAGTTAAACTTATGAAGTAGCCAATGCTTTATAACCAGCGGCAATAACAGCTCTAGAAGGTGTACCTAATCTGTACACATTTCTGCTTCTGTTTTTAGTGTCAGTCACTGTGTTCAAATAGATTGGAAATCCTTTGAATCTTAGTGATTGAATCACTGCTTGTGGATTACCAGCACCAAATTGTGCTCTAATTTGAGCTGAACTTAAAGTTCTGCCTGATTGTAGTGCTGTAAGCACTTTCATTTCTTTAGTTGTTGAAGTAGTCATATGACCTCCTATTTTTCTTCATTAAACAAAGCACTATTTTCATAGTATTAAATACATTATACATTCTTTTTACTTTTTGTCAACCTTTATATAAGAAAAAAGTGCCCTGTTTCCAGGGCACTCACCTTGTGCGTTCTTTAGGTAGGGAGTAACATAGGTAGGCGCACAAGGATTTTTAACTATTATACTATGTACTTAATATATTTTTTACTAAATGTATCCCTAAGTTCCTTATCAAGATCAGTTCTCACATTAAATTTAATGTTATAATCTTTCATTATAGTTCTAAATAAGAACACAACCATTTCTGGTTCAAAGTTATCAAAACTAAATCTTATAACATTATTAAGAGACTTAACAAAATCTTTATCTAGACCTTTATCCAAATACTTTTCATTTAGCTCGTATGCAATTCCTACAACCAAACTATATTTTGCACTAAGCTCAGAACTAACCTTGTTATCAAGTTTCTTTGCTTTTCCGTCTAAAATATCGCTTGGATTAGGAAGATGTTTAGCAACTTTTCTGTGTTCTACAAATTTTATTGACATTCCTTCACCTATAGCACCTGCAATTTCTGCCTTTTGTTCAAAACTTTCAGCAGTATCAAAGCCTGATGCACCAAGCATTTCACTAACAAAGGTCCAACTTCTTGGTGTAGCAAAAGCCTGCGAACTAGATTTTGGATCAAAATCAAACAAGTCGCCTTTGCTGTAAGTTAAGTAACCTACAACATCAGGGTGTACGTTGTTATTAACAGCCCATTGTTGCCAATCATCAAAATTAACATCCATATTAATGTGTCTAAATCTGTTAGCCAATGGGGCAGGCATTCTAAATGTAACACCTCTATCAGTCTCTCTGTTACCTGCGGCAACTATTCTGACGTTCTCTGGTAGTCTGTATTGCCCTACTCTTCTGTTTAATACTAGTTGATACGCCGCGGCCTGCACACTTGGAGGTGCTGAATTAAGCTCATCTAAAAATAAAACAACATTATCATACTGACTAGCGAATTCTTCACTAGGAAGATCTGCTGGGGGCGACCACTCCATAGTATTTGTTTCTGGATTTCTAAAAGGATATCCTCTTAGATCGGTTGGCTCTAATAATGCTAAACGCATATCAATCATTGTAGCATTACCTAAATCACCACTATTAACAATAGACTCAACAAGTTCGGATTTTCCAATTCCTGGAGGCCCCCAAACAAATATTGGTCTATTTACTTTAAATGATCTTAACAGAATTGGTTTAACCTGTGTTGATCTGACTTTTAATGTTTCCATAAATTACTCCTTTACCTTAATTTACTATATTAGTATACTACAATTAAAGAGTTTGTCAAGTCTTTTTTTAGATTTTTTTACATTTTATCTATAAATGTATGAATGTCATTACCGTTAAGTTTATACCATGCGGCATCTTCCTTGCAATATAAAACAAGTTTCTTTTTTGTAAAATAATAAGGCCATTCCATTGCATCATCTAAAAATAAATACATTTTAGGAGTAGGATTTATATCATGAGAAAAATCCCAATATTCAAAGTTTCTTTTTAATATTTCATTACCTAAAGATGTAAGTCTTAGACCTTGTGGTACTCCATTTTTTAAACGAAAATTACTAAAAATTTTATATCCTAATTTTTCTTTAGGTATATCTTTAAACTTTTCATAGAATTTGGAGTTTTTTGGTATGTTTGGTATTCTGGATCTATTATGTAGTAGACCTTCAGAAAGAATAGATTGTATAGAATTAATTATTTTATATTGTAAAGACTCTTTTTCATTCATCATCTTCCAATACTACTACACCAGAAGTAAGTTTGATAACCTGAAAATCTTCTGTATCAAATAGTTTATTCAATCTTTCTGCAAGATTAAAAGCATGACCACTATTACTGAAAGAAACTTTTTTGTATTTAGGTCCTGGATAAGAAACTAATTTATTAAGAACTCTTAAATTTATTGGTTTTTCTTTATAAAATACACTATAGATAGCATCAGCAGATAGAATCTGTTCTGCTTTGTATGTCTGCTTGTTTATAGATTCTAAAAGTATATCTGGCTTAGGTCTGCTCATATGTGTAATCTCCTATACACATATATTTATCATTTTTTTATTAAAACAGTTGTTTATTTTCCTGGTAATCCTGCTTCAATAAAAGCACCAATTGTTTCCATGTCTTTATCACTAAGCATTCCTGCCTGTGCCCACATAGTGCTACTCATTGCACCAACTTGTTCTTTGTTTTTGTATTGTACAAGTCTTTGAACAATGTATGCTTTGTCTTTGCCTTGTAAACTTGGGAAAGGTCCCATACCGCCACCGTCTTGTCCGTGACATGCGGCACAACCTGCCCATAAACTTCTTATGGAACTAAACTCGTCCAAGTTAGCCAACTCCTTCTTTCTTTGTTCTATTTCAACAACTGTACCGTTAAGAGCCACATATTCTTCGTAGCATTCTCCTGTACACGACCCCTGACTTGAATATCCTGTATATTCTAAATCTGGGTAAATTTTAAAACCAAAGAACAATGCTATTGCCATTGTTCCTAATAATGCCATTCCTAATTCTTTCATTACTTACTTGCTTCTACTAAGGCTTTGTATTCTGTAAAGCCGCCTATCTTCTCGCCGTTTACTATAATTTGTGGGAATGTTCTTGCTCCTGGAAAAGTTTCGAATAACTCTTCTCTGCTGAAGTCTTCATCTAACATTTTATATATTAATTCATGTCCTTCTCTTTCTGCTAGACCTTTTGCTTGTACACAAAATGGACATGCTGGTTTACTGTATATTTCTACTTTCATTATTCGCTTTTAGTTTTAGGTGTGAGATCACACGTTGAGTTAATTTCCATACCGTTAATTTCCCTATTAAATTCTACTTCCATACCTTTTAATAATTCAGCAGGGGCAGGAGGATTTACAATATGATGTCTTTTAACATACACATTATTCTTACCTTCAGATACTACACCGTAATGTTTTCTACTATTCCAAAAATTTAATGTGCCTGTATTCATAACTGTATTTATATTTTTATCTAAGGATCTATTCTTAATTTGGCATGTATCAAATCCCATTTACTTTCAAATGTTAAAATTAAAGTTTGATCTTTATACCAGTCTTCATTAGAATAGTTCATATTTTTATGTGGTAAGAAATGCCAACCAAATTTTTTCCTGCAAATCTTTTTTAATTCTCCGATAGCAACACCAGATAAACCATGTTTAGGTGCACAATTCCATTGATATTTAAATATATGATTGTATCCATAACCTTCTGGTAAAGATAAAGTTTCAGTTAAATTGTCCGCCATCTAAATTTATTTCTTGAATTTTATTTTCTGCAGTTGTGTCTATATTATCTAAAATACTTAATAACCAATCAACATTAACATTAAATTCTTTATGCCCTGATTTCTTTAAATTTTTTAAATGAAGAACTAATTCTTGTAATTCTGTCATTTATTTTTTAATTTATTAAGTTTTTTAACTTCTGTCTTACATTCTATTTCAGTTTTGAAAGGACCTATATATCCATAAGTAGCAAGAGTAACATACTTAGGACCTTTTGCTCTTTTCCAACCTTTTTCAAAATTAATTCCGTACCAACCAGCGGCATAATAAACATCGCTGTCAGATGTTTTAGTATACAATGGAACTCTTTCATCATAATCAGGATGAGATGTATCTAAAGGATATGGATTTTCGTAGTCTATTTGGTACCCTTTTATGAAAAATTCTTCACTTACTACAGTAGGCTCATCTACTTGTTCAGTAAATAAATGTACATTGCCAAAATGTTTGACTACAGCAGTTTCGTCTTCAAATTTGACTGATTCTTTTCCAGTAATATAAAAAAACTTTTCCTGAATATCTTTATTTAAAATGCCAAGTCTTTTTTCTCCTTGACGTACAAGCCATGCAACATCACTTATTTGTTGTAATTGAGTTTTACTTTTTCTTTTATTCTTTACCATGCTTTATTCTCCTTATTTCCGTAATCTTCATCTTTACCTACAATCTTTCCATCAATAGAATATAATTGTTTATTTGGTGTGCCTTTAGAATTTTTAAATTCTTCTGGACATACATCTTGTCTCATTTGTCTATATACTTTAATTTGATCTGGACTTGTATATATCCAATGTGGATTTGCAGGCCAATCCATTGTTATACGTTTGATAGCTCTATCCAACTTGTCCATTTAAAAACTCTGCATAGTCACCTGGGTTTTGAGACATTCTTTCTAAATTCCACTTAGCACAAAACTTCATAAAATACACACCTACTTGTTGTTTAGGTTCTTGTAGTTTTGCATTTTCAATAATTTGTTTACTTTCTGCTTTTACTTCATCAGGTTGTTGTGTGAGATCTATAAGAATCTTATTACGTTCAAAGTCATCTCTAACTCTATGTTCTTGTTCTTCATGATCAACCCAACGTTGTAACATAAAGTTATTAAAGTTATAACCTCCATTATGTCTATCATCAAATGCTTCAGTAATACCTGTCTTGTTTTTAGTGCCTTTTAGTCTTGCACCAGGATAGGCACTAAACACATTATCAGCACTATCTCCTCTTACACACTTCTCAAACAATACCCATTCAGGTACTACTGGTGTTTTCTTTTCGTTTGTCTTTTTATCTATAACCCATTCACCTGTTTTTGCATTTTTAAAGCCTTCAAGTGAAACTATTTGATCTGTTGTGCCATTATATTGTATAACATTATCCGCAAGTAATTGATAAAAGTCACTATCAGTACTAATTATAACATGCTTATCTTCTGGGTGTTCTTGTATCCAAGTAGCAATTAAATCATCTGCTTCTGCATTAGGTTGTTGTATAACACTTACATTAGTACGTTCTTCTAAAAATTTAGTTAAATCATTATATGATTCAAAAAACAATTCGTCATCTTCTTGCTCTTTAACACTTCTTTTGTCCATTAGAACTTTTCTATTTGCTTTGTAAGGAGGATAAAAGTCTTTACGCCAACTTCTACCTTCTAAACACATAACAACATGATCACCATCAAAGTCGTTCCATACTTTCTTAATACTGTTAAACATAATATGCATGGCCATTCCAACACGCATGTCAATATCCTTACCGCCGCCTACATGTTTGGCACGAAAGAACATGTTTAAACTATCTACTAATATGTATGTTTTTTTACTCATCATTTATTCCTAAACTATCATTTATTATAGCATCGAAAGGCGATTCTTTCAAGTTCTTTTCTCGAATATTTTCAAAATCTCTAGTAAGATCGTATTTTAAATGTTTACGAAAATTTGCCAATACATACTCTATTTCAGCAGAAGTAAATTCTTCTAACTGTTTTTCAACTACGGGTTCTATAGACTTAACTAGGATCGCTAGTTTCGTCTTCGCCTGTGTTTCCAGTTGTTCTGATGACATCTGTGGCTCCTGTTTGTTCTTGTAACCCATAATCTTGATCTGCAAGTTCCTGTACTAATACGGTTCTGCAAACATCATTAAACCATTTGTTTACTACTGCTTCGTCACTTTCACCCGTATATCCGTTTTCGTGTAAAAATTTAACAAAGTGATCGTTCCAGTCTAATTCCATATAACCTGCTTTAGCATTTTCTGGATTTACATCTAAATGAAGAACATTTACATAAGGTAATTCTTTAATATCAGCGATTGCTTTATCATATTCATATTTTCCAATTTTATCATTTTTAAATTGGACATCTAATTTAGCAATTTCTTTATCAACATCTGTTTCTGCTTCTAATTGTGCTAAAACTTCTTCTAGTTCTTCACCATCATAGTAATATTCTGCTTCTGCTATTGCTCGAGACTTACCTTTAAGCCCCCAACTAGCAGGCATCATGCTAAAAGGTAATTTAGTTTTCTTCGCCATCTTCTTTCTCCTCAATAACTTCTGTTATTCTTTTTATAGTACACGGCCATAGTGCTGTTCTATTTGACCAACTTATAGGCATAATACTATCTCCCTTTCCAATACTGTTAAATCCACCCCACGGTTTAAATTGTAATCCTGTAGCATAAGGCATATCAAAACATCTATTAAAAAATTCTACATCTACTTGTTTTTTCCTGTTAAGTGTAAGTCTTAATGTATCTGTTTCTTCTATCCATTTCC